TATAATACCTGAGTTCTTAGAAAAGATAGGATTGCTTGGGTATGAAAATATCTTTAGTGTAAATAAAGCTGAGGTTGTGAATTTAAAGAACAAGTCAGATATATTATTTAGAGGTATCAAAACATCCGCAGGAAACCAGACAGCAAGTCTAAAATCTTTGACAGGCGTTTCTAATTGGGTGCTTGACGAAGCTGAAGAGCTTATTGATGAAAACATATTCGATACTATTGACCTTAGTATTAGAGAAAAGAATATACAGAATAGAGTAATACTAATATTAAATCCTGTTACTAAAGAACATTGGATATATGACAGGTTCTTTGAAAGCAAAGGCGTTGAAGCAGGTTTTAATGGCGTTAAAGGCAACGTATGCTATATCCACAGTACATACCTAGACAACAAAGATAATCTCTCTACGAGCTTCCTAGAGCGTATTAAGAGTATACAGCATACTAACTTTAAAAAGTATGAACATAAAATCTTAGGAGGTTGGTTAGATAAAGCAGAAGGAGTAGTCTTTGAGAATTGGACATTTGGAGAATTTAATCCTAATGACTTACAGACTTCTTGTGGAATGGATTTTGGATTTAGCATAGACCCTGATTCACTTACAGAAATAGCTATTGATAAGAAGCATAAGAAGATATATTTAAAAGAACACTTATATCGTAATGGCTTAAAAAGTCAAGAACTAGCTAAAGTTATATTAGACAAAGTAGATGATAAATTAATCATAGCCGATTCAGCAGAGCCTAGACTAATAGCAGACCTTAAACATTTAGGAGTAAATATAAAGCCTGTAAAAAAAGGAACTATTGAAAGTGGTATAACTAGAATGCAAGACTATCAATTAATAGTAAGTCCTGAGTCTACTAACATAGCTAAAGAATTAAACAACTATGTATATGCAGATAAGGGTTCAAAACTATACGTGGACAATTACAATCATGCAATAGACGGAATAAGATACAACATTATATACCACCTTGACAATCCAAATGCAGGTAGGTATTTTGTACAGTAAACTAAATATTAACTTTTTCTATTATATACTATGAAGGTCAAGATAAAGAAGGATGACAAGATTAAAGAGTTCAAGCTAATAAGTAAATGGTCAGATGTAACGCTTGAGAAATGGCTAAAACTTATTGACCTTGAAACAGGAAGTAAGACAAAGGAAGCAGCAGAAACAATAGCAGCTTTATCAGATATACCTAAGCAGTTAGTAAATGAGCTAAGTATAAAAGATGTAGCAGTTATAATGAGTAGGATAGCAGAGTTACAACAGGAGCAAAATAGTTCTTTAAAAAAGATAGTTAAGATAAATGGAGTTGAATATGGATTCCACCCTGATTTGGATTCAATAACTTTAGGCGAATATGCCGATATTGAAACGTTTATCAAGAACGGAATAGAAACACAACTACCTGAATTGATGGCAGTATTATATAGGCCGATAACAGAAAAGAAAAATGATATATATACTATTGCAGCTTATGATGGTGATATTAGGATGCGAACAGAAGAAATGAAACAGATGTCAGCAGAGCAAGTGCAAAGTGCACTGGTTTTTTTTTATCGTTTAGGGAAAGAGTTGTCGCTGATTTTGCCATCGTATTTGATGGAGCGGCTGAAGGAAATGAATCAGCAATTGCCTCAGAATCCTTCGCAGAAAAGTGGGGATGGTTCGGAGTGATGTATCGCTTAACAAATGGAGAAATTGTAAACTTAGAAAGAATAACAAATCTTAGCCTTTTAGAATGCTTGACTTGGCTAAGTTATGAAACAGATTTGAACTCACAAAATAAAGTAAAATATGGCAGTCAACAATAAGACATATAATAACGTAATAAATACCCTTCTGAGAATGGGAGAATATCACGAACAAATTAGTACAACATCAGTTGGTGACATTTGGGAAATTAACTTGGAGAAAATGGAAAAGATGCCATTGCTTCATATTAATCCAATATCAGTAGTAACAGGGGATAGTCAACTAACTTACAATTTTCAAATCTTTATTTGTGATATGGTAACTGAAAAAGAAGAGTGGACTAAGAATAATGCAGACGCTAACTTTACAAAGCTAGTAAAGACTTTAAGCAATGAACAAGATGTCTTCAATGAAACACTGCAAATAGCAACAGACTTTATAGGTATGCTAAGACATTCAGAAAGACAATCATTAGAAGGTGTGGATAATATTAATTTACCTATTTACTTTACACAAGACCAATTTACTTTAGAACCATTCCAAGAAAGATTTGACAACTTGCTTTGTGGTTATGTCTTTCAAATAGGAATATTAGTACAGAATGATTTCCAAACTTGTGACATACCAGTAACTGAAAAAGGAGCAGGATATTAATGAAATTTAGAATAGGAAAATATAGAATAGAAATAGGATTTTTTAAAATAACAATAAAATTATAAAATGGCAGATTTAGTAACAACAATAACAGAAACGGTTACATTGAACGGAAGTCTTAGGGGTTCAAGTAATTCACTAACTACAACAGGTATAGTAGATGTATTTGAAAGAATACTAACTTGTACTCACTCACAGACAACAACAGTAGCAGTATTTGGTTCAACACCGCATAGTGCAGATGGTGCTTTAGACGTAGAAAACTGTAAATATTTACGAGTAACAAATTTAAGCGAAGACCAAGATATGAAAGTAGCTTTTGTAACAGCAGCTACAAATTATCAAGTAACTGTAAGAGCAGGTGGTTCTCATGTCTTATTTCAAGCAGAAGAAGCACTAATAGGTGAAGAAGATGCAAGTCCTGCTTTCCCTACGCTAGAAGATTTGGTTACTGTAGAGATAAGACCTTCAGCAACAACTGATGTACAAGTAGAGGTATTTGCAGGGCTTGTATAATGAATACAGCTAATGTAGAAAGATACTTAAATAGCTTTGGTAAACAAGTAGTTAACAGAGCTAAAAGTAATTTACAAAAAGCCAAAGGTGGTGGAACTGCTTTAGAGCAATCAATACGCTTTGAAGTAGAAACTGATGCTGATGGTTTTAGTGTAAAATTCTATATGGCAGATTATGGAACTTTTCAAGATAAAGGAGTTTCGGGAAATAAACAACAACAAAAATATAAAGACTATAGAGGTAAAGTAATTACAAGTCCTTACAAATATACTAATAAACAACCACCACCAGGAATACTAGCTAAATGGATAAGTAAAAAAGGAATCAAAGGAAGAGATAAAAAGTCTGGAAGGTTTATAACCAATCTCTCTTTAGCATTTATAATAGGTAGGGCTATTAAAAGAGATGGAATTAAAAGTCTTAGCTTCTTTCAGAAACCTTTAGGGCTTGGGCTTAAGCAATTTGGAAAAGAATTATTAGGAAACGTAAAACAAGACATAATAAATAGTCTAAACAAAACAACAGTAAACTAATGGCAACAATAATAGAACAAACACCTTTATATAGTACACTCCCTGTTGGACAGGATGTAATATTTACAGTATCAAATACAGGTATAGTAAGTCAGCAAATCAAAGTAAAGTTTGTAGCTGAAGTCCATATAAGTTCTACATCACCTGCAAATTTAGCAGGTAATACTGATTTGATAGGTACATTTAAAACAACACCAAACAATGCAGGTGTTGGAATGTTTGACTTTAGGTCTGTTATTGAGAGCTTTGTGAAAGCAGACAACCTTTCTAAAATGCCTGCTAAATATAAAATAAATGAAAGACGTGAGTTCCCTATTCATTTAATTGATGGCTTTTCTAGAAATACAAACTTAATGAGATATTTAAGTATTAAGTTTAAAACTGAATATCTTGACCAAGATACAGTATCACCTACATATAATACTTTAATACAAGTAGAACCTCAAAATTCAGACGCATATAAAATATTTAATGGCTATCTAAAATATAGTAATGTATTAGACTTAGACATTGATAACTTTGGATTTGATATGACCGAATTTGATATGATAACCACTAATAGGTTATTTTTAACCAATGCACCTATTACACAATATGCAAATGTAGATGACTATGGAGTTTTACCTATTTTAGCTTCAAGAGGTAATACACAACCAGGGGATTTTAGAAATATAAACTTTAAATATTTCGATAGTAGTGACTCTTTTATTGGTGGTGATGTAATAGCAAGAACTTCCGTTAATGGAGCTTACGATATATATAATGGTGTTGTAGGTAATGAAGGGCTTTATGTAGGAGCTTTCCCTGGCAATCTTAGAAACTGGAGTAGTGAGTTCAAAACATTAGTTGATGGGGGTAATACTCCTGCATATTATGAAGTTTATGGGGACTGGAATGATGGAACTGTACAAGGAACATCAGGAGTGTATCGTATATATATTAATTGTCCAACTCTTAAAGGATATGAACCTATAAGGATGTGTTGGTTAAACCAATGGGGTACTTGGGATTATTACACATTTACTATGAAGTCAATCAGAAAGCTGTCAACTAAAGGAAGCACATATAACCAATCACAAGGAACTTGGAATCAAAGTACATATAAAATAGATGGCTTTAAAGGTGGCAAAAAAGCCTTCAGAGTTAATGCTACTGAAATGATTACAATGAATACAGACTTTGTTAATGAATCAGAA